TCTGTTGTCACATTAACTGAAGTATTTCCAGGTGTTAAACTTGCACCACCTGTTAATATAAATTGTGTTTGGTCTGAAAATAATAAAAGCTTTTCATCAAAGGCAACAGCGTGTTTTAAAATACTTACTTTTGTATGAGCAACACTAACATCAATAACATCTGTATCTAATGCGTCTGTGACTGTCTCATTAAAAAATTCAAAAAATTCTGAAGACCTAGACATAATAACATTTTCATTTGCTAATACGCCAAGCCTATTTCTATGAAAGAAAATATCTTTCATCTTTGCATCTACAAAACTAGGATTAGGAGAACTCTCTAAATCTCCTACTGTTCTTTTACCCCAACTAGGAACATCAAAACTTGTTGATGATATAGTGTAAGAAGAACCATCTACTTGTGTAAATCTAAAATTTCCATCTGCTGTTCTTATTAGAACATGAGGCATAGTATTTGGGTCAAGTGTAGTTTTTATTCCAGGTTCTACTGTCTCTTCCCATACTCTTGTACTGCTAGAATATTTTACATAATAATTATCAAAGCTATTAGAGGCATCACCTTTAACTTCAACAACCATGTCATTAATTGCTTCTGCTGGTAAATCTGAAAAATTTTGAACTTCATCTTTTATTACTTGAGAAGCTTGATTTCCAAAACCATCACCTGCTGTCACTGTAAGTGTGCCAGAGGATTTTACTATTGAAAAACTGCTGTCTCCAATATTTGTTAAAGTAATTCCTGAAGGTGAACCGATTGCACTTTTAAGGCCATTCCTAATATCTTTTGTATTTTGGTTTGACGAAGTAAATGTAGATGTAGTGCCATCTATAGTAATAGAGTAAGGCGTATTATCTACTCCTTGGATTACTGTATATACAGCTTGTTCAATCTTTGCTGGACTTGTAGCTGAAGACATAGCAACTGTTTTGTTTTTATTTAATATGTAAGTAAAATCATTAACAGTTAATGCTTTAAAGTCTTCTCTTGGATTTGTAGAGTTTAAATAGTTTGTAGCGTTTGTTTGACTTACAACTGTTTTAGCAACTCCATCAATAGTATAGACAGCAATACTGCCATTAGTAATAACCACAATGTATCGTTCATTTGTATCTCTATTAATAGTGTGAATGAAAGCGTTGTTTAAAGATGAACTAGAAATTTTAGCAACATGATTAGTTGGTGGTCTCTTTTTCAGACCTTCTACTACACCAGAAAAACCATTCTCTTGAGCTGTGGCTTGATTTTCTAATCTTAAAATTTCTGGTTGTTGTGATACACCACCAATCAAATTTGGTATACTTCTAGTTATTAAAGGCATCTTACATAGCTATTGCGATAACTAAAACAACTCCGATGATAACCATTTCTAATTTATGGTCTTCCCAAATATGTCTTAATCTATTCATAATGTTCATAGTCTCCTCCTTAATCTATAAGTTTATGCGACCTACTTCTTGAAACAGTTTTAAATTGGTCATGGCTGTTAAATATTGAGTGGTCTGCTACTGAAGCTTCTGATTGCTTCAGAATAGATAATGCAACAAGTTCATCTTGACGACTAAATCTATGTAAAGCATTTGCTCCTAAAGTTCTGTCGTGGAATATTCTTGATGCTCTTATTGTTATATATCTTCTTGCTTGTTCTGGAATATTTTCAAAATCTAGTAATGATACAACTGTTGCATTCTCTAAATTTTTATCAAATACAAAACTTTCTTTTGCAAGATTATATAAAAAGTTTCCTCTTATAACTGGGTCATAAGAACCTTTACTCTCTAAAAGAGGATTTAATTCTATATGTAAAGCGTCACCTGCTACTGGAATTTTATTATTAGTGTCTCTTGATAATGTTGATTTGTATGAAGTATTAAATTTCCAACCACCTGATTGTACTTCTCTATTTACTTCATTTAAAATATTTTTAGCCATACTAGCGTCTGTAGGTAAACTTCCTGTTAGTGAGTTTACTGGTGCTTCTCCAATAGTAGAGAGCATAGTATTGACTGCTTCTAATTCTGTTGTTCTTGTTGTTATTGATGCCATGATAATTATAAGGTTGTGAGCAGGCCAAGCATAACTCGGCCTACTCTTCTCGTTTTCAAGTATTATGATTTCTTGATTTCGCAAGCACTCTCTGGTCTTAAAATGCCATGTCCTAATGCCATTTTCGCAACCATGAGGTTCCCCTGTCTCCGAATGTCATACTCACTTTCCATACCTAAATCCATAAGTTTGACAGTTCCGATAGCAGACTTGTGAAAGACAACAGCAACAGTTGTACTAAAATTACCATGATAAGTATTATTAGTTCCTGTCACTTGTGAAACATTAGCGAAAGCATTTACTGCTGTATTTGCTTTTACAATGTTTACACCTGCAACTTTGATTACAGTTCCATCGCTAAATACACCATTTTGTCCACCGAAATCTCTGTTAAGAATTTTATCATTCTGAACAAGTTTGTAGTAAACTGCTGGTTTAACAATGCAGAACCTATCTGTTGAAGGTACATCCTTTTCATCAAGTGCTTGTGCACATTCAAAGATTGAAGCAATCAAGCTGTCTGCGTTTGTATCTGCATCAGCGTCAGTGACTACTTTACCACCATTTCCTCCAGTAATTGTAGCTGAACCTCTAGCACCTAATACAGCAAGCTGTAATAAGTTCTGGTCTACAGTGTTAGCAAGTGCTCTACCCATTTCTGCTGTGTAGATACTTCTTACATCGTAGTGATTTTTAGCTTCATCTAAATTACTCATGAAAGCAGATGATATTAACAAGTCGTCAATATTGATTGTTTTCTCTGCGTGCTTAATCGAGCTTCCAGTGATTTCATTTCCTGGTGTATGATAACCACTTGATGTAGTTCCAATAACTGGGAATTGAGCACTCTTTCCTGAAGAAATTTGTCTAACACTTGTCATGTTAAGCATTTGGTTTTCTCTTTGGAAAGTTGCTAATACTTCTCCTGAAAATACTTTAAGGAAAAGTGCATTAGCGTCACCTGAAGCATTTACTTGACCTAAACGAGAGACTGTAGCGTTTGCCATAGTTTATTCTCCTTTTAGATTGTTAATTACCAACACATACTTCAACTGTTATCTCTTTCGTTATTACTCGCAAGTATAACTAGGAGGCAATATATCTTTGTGAAGGCTCACTCCTCTTAATGAAGAGTGTGTGAGTTAGCAATTCCAAGCACGAAGTGCTTTATTAATTCTGCTGTTAGGGTCTCTTGCTGTTTTTGCTGAAGTTAATTTTCTTTTCATTCCTTTCATTCTTGCACAAAAGCTGGCTCTTCTTTTATTACCAACTTTCTTTGAAGGTCTTTTTAAATTAGCTCCAGTCTTTCTTTTAAAATATCTTCGACCAGCTTCATTCAATCCACCAGAAGGATTTTGATATTTTTTAGCAACCATTAACGACCTACTTTACTCATGGCCAACTTATGAGCTTTTGTGAACGACAAAGGATTTTTCTTTCTACCCATCGCTTTTCTCATAGTTTGCATGTGCTTTTTCGTATGATGCTTTTTGTGTTTTGCAAGAGTTGTTTTCTGTCTTTTAGTTAAAGCCATTATTTTTTTCCTCTTATTTTATTGACTGTAGATAAACCGAAACTTCCAGAGTAGACAATTAGAACAGCCCACCAAAATTCTTGTGGAGCTGAACGAAGTATCTCAAAACCTTTTTCCATCCATGGCTGTGTCTTTGGCCAGAATATTGCTAAAAAGATTAATGTAATTTTTATAGTTAATACTTCATCCTTAATACTAGATTTAGAACTTCGTATTTGTTCTATACTTACATTAGCTTCAGCTTCAATCTCCTTTGCCCTAATGACCTTCTTCTTCTCAATCGAATGATTTATTGCTGATACTGTTTTGTCAGCGATAATCCGAGTAAGTGGATTTTTCATTAAAGGCAAAAGAAAATTTAACATTACTTTCTTTTCTTCTTTTTCTTTTTAGGAAACCCAGCTTGCATATTCTTATATGCTTTTGCTGATATAGTAGATTTAGATTTAGGTCTTGATATTCCTAATCTTTTTCTTCTATTAATATTGGCATAAAGCCCTGGTCTTTTAGCCATTACTTCATACCTCTACTTTTCTTGATTTTTCTTTGTAAAGACTTTGGCAAAGTTTTTTGTTTTTTTGTCAAAGGCTTTTTCTTTTTCTTACCATACATATTATTTACTCCTTCCAACCTGATAAGGTGATTTTTATAGTGCGTTTGATAATTTAACTTTTTGTTCTACATCTGCTCTGAAAGCACTATCTGTAGAATATCTTGGGTCGTTAATGTCAGCTAACATTTCACCGACTGACCTGTATCCAATACTTGCATTACTATTAGCTCCAGAAAATAAATTAGGCTCTGCATTATTAGATGAGTATTTAGCCTGGACACCAGCTATTGCTAATTGTGCCTGCTCTAAAGTACCTGTATCTATTGTGCTGTTAAAAGCTTTTATTTCTTCTGAAGATAAATTCTTTGAAGCCCAGTTAATCATTTCTGAATACTGCTCTTTACCTCCAACAGCAGACATAATCTGATTACTTCTTTGGTCAGCTAAAGCTGTTTGACCATCTATGTAAGCGTCTACAACTTGTCTGTCCAAACCAAGTTTTGCTAATTCATTATAACTTGTTTCTGTAAGTTTTCCTGTATCAGCATACTCTGTATAATATTTATCTAGTTTATTAACCTTACTTTCTTCTTGCGAAGGTTCAGGTATTTTTGCATCTGTTTTTTCTTCAACAGGTTTTTCTTCTGCTCTTTGAGATAATTTAGTTTCTAATGCACCATAAGCTTTTGCTAATTCTTCTGCGTTAGAAAATTTATCTGGAAGCCATGAAGGTCTTTCCTCACTAGAAGTCACTTGTGATTGTGCTTCTGGTTGTGATTTTTCTTCCTGTTGTTTTGCTTGTTCCTCAAGAGTTGGACTATTAGTCGGCTCTTGGGTGATTTCTACTTTATCAACCATTTTGTATTACTCCTATTATTGGTTATTAATTAATGTTTCACCTAATGATTTAGGTGGTATGTTCCCTGCAATTTTCTCACCTGCTTTTAACAATGCTGATTGCTGTTGCTCTTGCATCATAGCTTCTTGTTGAGCTTGCTGTTCAGCTTGTAAATCTTCTTCTGTTCTAATTAATCCTTTTGTCTCAATACCATCTGCTGTTGCTAATCTTTTAATTGCTTCAGTGACATTGACATATCGAGCTATACTTTCGCCACCTAATGTGCCAGCGAGTGTCTGTAAAAATTGAATTAATTTATTTCTATCTGTAGTTCTTCCTAAAGCTTCTATTCCTGTGACTACTTTTGGAAATACAATTCCTTTTGGAAGTTGTGGTAATTTTTTAGTTTTATTAAGAACTGATAATTTTCTTTTAACAAATGGTAATTGAAATTCTTGAGACAGAACTCCATAGATACCACCAAGACTATCTTGTAATTCTTGAGCTGTCATTCTTACTTCTTCTGCTGTAGTTCTTTCGCTATCTCTAATTACAGAAGCATTTAATAAAAATGCGTATGATAATCTCTGTTCGATTTTACTCATTGTTGCTTCTGCAACTCTAAAATCTGGAAACTTACCTACTTGTAATACTGATACATCATTTGCTGAACCTTCAATAATAGAGCCATTTTCGCTTTCAGCTAATGCTTTTGCTCTAGTAGTTCCATTT